TCGATCCACCATCAATGACATAGACTTCCGTGGAAGTGGAGTAACCGTTACACAGGCTGGTGGCGGTGTCATTGTCAACATCACTGGTGGCGGTGGTGGTGGATCAGGTACGGTTCGATTCTACGAGCAGGATAATGCTCCAACGGGGATGACTGCTGGAGACATGTGGTTCGATACCGATGCTGGTGTTCTGTACCATGCCGTGACTGATGATTCAGGAATCATTTGGGTTGATTTCATCGGCACTGGTGCATTGAAGGCAGTTTATAACACAACTGCCGTCACGGGAAATACCTATTATGCCACGGGAAATGATTATTACATTGGTGTTAGTTACAATGGTCCTGTGACCGTCATACTTCCCTACAACATCGTCAATGGCAAGGAAATGGTTGTGAAGGACGAGAGCGGTCATGCTGGCGATGGAATCCATAGGCAGATCACCATACAGGGATCCTGTGGTGCAATGATAGACAACAAGAGCAGTGCTGTGCTGAACCTGAACAACGGAGCCATTCAGATGATCTACAGGAATGGATGGAGAATCATATGAGTTATCTTTTCAACAACGAGGTTGGTTTTGTTGGCAATGCGGTGGATGGTTTCAACCGCCTCAAGATTTCCGCGCCATACACTTTGTTCGACAGCCAGCACCGCTATCAGATGAACGACAAGTGGGATACATTCGGTGTCACTGGCGGAACTGCGACATTTGCCATAAACGAGAGTGTCGTACACATGATGGTTGGTGTGACTCTTGGAAGTAAGGTCACGCGGGAAACCAAGAGAGTATTTGCATATCAGCCAGGAAAGTCGCTTTTGATAATCAACACGTTCACAATGAATACGCCAAAGGATGGGCTGTTGCAGCGAGTTGGATATTTTGGAATCTCTGGTGGTGCTACATTCGGTGTTCCCGCAAACGGAGTCTATCTGCAACAAGATGGATTGACCCTATCCATATGCCTTGCAAGTCAGTCGTTGAATACTATCACAAAGGTCGAACAGTCTTCGTGGAACGGAGATAAGTTCGATGGAAGTGGTGCTTCTGGAAGAACATTCGATGTCACCAAGGGAAACATCTTCTGGACTGACATAGAATGGCTTGGTGTTGGAGATGTTAGGACTGGCTTCTTTGTGGATGGCAAGCCAGTCATAGCACACACATTCCACAACGACAATGTTCATCCAACGACATACATGACAACGGCAGTTCTTCCATGTCGATATGAACTTGAGAACAAGACTGCCCAAGCAAGCGGAAGCACAATGCATCAGATATGCACCACTGTCATGAGCGAAGGTGGATATGAAGGATTCAGCAGAAGATACAATATCACTAAATCCGGTTCAACTCTAGCCACACTCACCACAGCAGGAGTTCAATATCCCATTGTTGCACTTCGATTGAATTCACAAAGATTGGATAGTGTCATTATTCCATCCAACATATCTGCTGTTGTTGAGCCAGGAACAAACAACAAGCCGCAAACTGTGCAATATAGAATTCTGTTGAATCCAACCCTAACAGGAAATACATGGACAACTCATTTCAACGGAAATGTCGATTACAACATAACTGCCACAGCAGTCTCCGGTGGGACCGACATCATCGGTGGCTACATCAGTAGCAGTGGATCATTGGATATTTCCAGCATCAATGACTTTAACTTCCAACTCGGAAGAACTCAGAGGGGAATTAGCGATACTTTTGTATTGACTATGACTCCACTAGTGGATGGAACTCAAATAACCGCAGATATGTCATGGTTTGAACTAGTCTAAAATGTCCATAAATTTCCCAAACAGCCCCTCTCTCAATCAGACCTATGTGTTCGGAAACATCACATGGGTTTGGAATGGTTCTGCATGGGATCGGGTGTCAACCGCCACAGGATATCTTGGGGCAACTGGACCGCAAGGACCAACGGGTGCTACAGGAGCAACTGGTTCTCAAGGTGCCACAGGTGCAACAGGTGCAACGGGTTCTAATGGTATCACGGGTGCTACAGGTGCAACAGGCGCAACGGGTTCTAATGGTATCACGGGTGCTACAGGTTCTCAAGGTGCTACAGGTTCACAGGGTGTAACAGGTTCTCAAGGTGCTACAGGTTCTCAAGGTGCTACAGGTTCTCAAGGTGTCACGGGTGCTACAGGTTCTCAAGGTGTCACGGGTGCTACAGGTTCTCAAGGTGCTACAGGTTCTCAAGGTGTAACAGGTGCAATAAGTTTTACTTCATCAACTACAGCACCCGCAGGAGCCACATACGGCGATATGTGGTTCAACACCACAAGCGGAAATATATTTGTTTATATTACAGACGGAACATCTTCCTATTGGGTTGAACCGTTTGGTCCTCAAGGAGCAACAGGTGCTAATGGAACAAGTGGTACGAATGGAACAAATGGTGCAACTGGTTCAACAGGTGCAACAGGTTCTACAGGTTCTAATGGAACAAATGGTGCAAATGGAGCCACGGGTGCTACAGGATCCACAGGAGCAACGGGAGCCACGGGTCCAGTCGGTGATTATGTCGAGTCCGTCAATGGAGTGACGGGTGCGGTTGTCTCCATCGTTGACTACAAGAGAGGATGGTTCTTCCTATGAGAAGATGGAGACTCAATTCGGGATACAACGGTGCAACGGATCAACGCCGAACACAGGCGGGAACCATTCCAATGCTCAAGCACTACATGGAGAGGAATCTTGGTGCATTCTCATATTCAGCAGGAGCGACTCCAAATGATGTCGATGTTGCTAATCTTCTTCTTTGGTATGCTGCTGATCGGGAAGTCGCCTATTCAAATGGTCAGTCGGTATCTACGATGACAAATCTGACGGTGGGTGGTTCAAATGCCACGGCATTTGGAACTGGTCCAACCTATGTGACCAACATCCTCAACTCGCTGCCCATCTACAGATTTGCAAACAATCCATGCAGAACGGCATCGTCGTACTCATTCACGGACTTCACCTTCTATGTGATATTCAACAATACCAGCGGAGCGGAGACATACGAACGCCTTGTGGATCAGGATTATCAGAATGGTTTCTGGTTCGGTAGAAATAGCAGCAGCGCAAATAGTTTCGGTGGCGGTGTTCGTGAGTCTTCTGATCCGTATGGTGTGTTCGTCACTACTGCCACGGACGGACAATGGAACATCATTGCCAATCAGCGTGATGGAACCATACACAATGTGTGGAACAACGGTGACTTTGCGAACCGAGCGTCGAACTCCGTCGTGGCAACGGCAACGAACACCAATGTCGTGGGTATTGGTGGTTGGTACAACAACAGCACTCAGCAGGCACAGAACATCGACATTGCCGAGATCGTCTTCTACAATAGTGCCTTGGATTCCACGGAGAGAAATGTCATCGAAGGATACCTTGCTCACAAGTGGGGTCTTCAGTCGAATCTGCCAGTAGGACATCCATATAAGGGTGTAGCACCATAACCATGCCTATTCAATTTCCAACCAACCCCGAAGTAAACCAAGAGTACACCTACGAAGGTAAGGTATGGCAATGGGATGGTTCTGCATGGGTGGGGGTGCGTCAGGAGACAGGCATCCAACGCAGCAACATTTGGTCGAAGCAAAATCTCCTCATACCGAAGCGTGGCTTTGGGTTGAACTCTGGTTATTCTGGTGTGACTGATCAACGCCGAACACAGGCAGGAACGATAAATTCAGCAAAACACTACATGGAGAGAGATCTTAGTCAGTTCCTGTTTTCTGTTTCTGGAGGATGGTCGCCAGCATCGATCACCACAGAACTTTGGTTGGATGGCTCTGATGCTTCTACAATCACATTGAATGGTTCGGTTGTCTCTCAATGGAACGACAAGAGTGGCAATGGAAGACACGCAACTCAAGGTGATAATGCCAAAAGACCGATTTATCTTTCAAATAGCATAAACGGAAGATCTACATTGGATTGGGATGGTACAGATGACAGTATGGAAATAACTGGTGCAGTATCTACAACACTAAACACTATATTATCAAATGACGATACTCATAGCATCGCAATTTTGCTTGAGGCAGATGTCATTTCAAACTCTCCTGTCATTCTTCATGTACCAGAATCGTCTTGGGAGTTTCTTATTGAAGTAAATTCTACTGGTGGGGGATTGTATTGGGGATATACTACCTCTAATTTTAGAACATATAGCACAGGAACATTTGCTTCCATAACCAAACCAACATTCTTTGTACTTACAAAAAGTGACAGCAGCACAGGTGATGCTTATTCCGCAGGATCTTTGGTTTCCACTTATAGTGGAACTCTTGGAGCAACACCTACTTTGTCTTCAAACTTCGTTATTGGAAGTTATTCATCATCATCATTCAATTTTAATGGAAGAATTGCCGAGATAATAATTTCAAAAGAAACTTGGGATACCGACACTCGACAAAAAATTGAAGGATACCTAGCACACAAATGGGGACGTGAAGGTGATCTGCCCGTAGACCATCCATACAAGAGTATATCACCCTGATAAATAATAAACGGAGATATTCATGCCAGATATATACAAAAACTACGCAACTTCAATTGGGACTACTGGTGCAAGCACAATCTATGCTGGCATCACGGGTACTGCAATCATCAACGGCATCCATGTGGCAAACACAAGCACTAGCACAGCAAACTCTGTTTCCATTCAGTTGTTCAAGGGTGCTACGGGATACTACATTGTTCGTGCAGCAGCAGTTCCGATTCAGTCAACATATCAAGCACTAGACACACCTATTCCGTTAATAACAGGAGATACACTCAAGGCAACAGCAGGAGTAACTGCTGGTCTTGATATAATTGTATCAGTATTGGAGTCAACCTAATGGCATTACAGCAGATAATTCAACATGAGACAGGTTCATACTCGCAATATTGGCGAGTTGTTCGTACAAGTTTAAACTATGATATTTTACGAGGAGAAATAGTTCTCTATGGATATGTCTCACAACAAGCGCGTGAGTCTGGAAAGACCAAACTAGATTCTCGTACATTTTCAGTGACGACAGAAGATTTCAATACTTATTTTATTCCTTCTGCAATCGATCCACAAGATATCAATCAAGTTAAAAATTCTTACTTGTATATTAAAGGTATAAGTGGTGGAGAATTTTCGACAGCAACAGATATTTAAAGGACATACACAAGAATTCTATGATGCATAGGATGTGTGATGCATGGAAATATTCCCTACCATACAAATCAAGAGAGGTAGCACAGCGGGTCTAGTACCCGCTGGTTTGACATACGGCGAACTTGCTGTCAATGTGACTGATGCCATTTTATATGTTGGTGGTACAACCGGAGAAACCATTCAGATTGTTGGTGGGGGAGGGGGAAACAACTTTACTTTTGGTAGCACATTACCGACATCTCCATCTGCTGGCGACATTTGGTTTGATTCGGAACTTGGCTCTGTGTTCTTCTATGTTGATGATGGTAATTCGCAACAATGGGTTGAAATTGGTGGGGGTGGAGGAGGGGGCGGATCTGTAGGTGCAACAGGTGCTACAGGTTCTCAAGGAATCCAAGGTCCAACTGGTGCAACAGGTTCTCAAGGCATTCAAGGTGTTACAGGTGCAACAGGTTCTCAAGGCATTCAAGGTGTTACAGGTGCAACCGGTTCACAAGGAATTCAAGGCATCCAAGGTAATACTGGTGCAACAGGTGCTACAGGTTCGCAAGGAATTCAAGGTACACCTGGTCCAACAGGTGCTACAGGTCCAACCGAAGACAACATAACTCTATTCATTGATGCAACTCCAGATGACATCACAACAGGGAACAAAGGTTATAAGCAGATTGCATATAACTGCGAGGCAATTGAATGGTATGTAATTTCAGGACAAACTGGCAGTATTGAGTTTGATATCAAGAAATCATCATTTGCTAACTACCCATCTACAACATCAATAGTCGGTTCAGATTATCCAGGATTGAGTGGAGCAATGAAGGACTCCAATACTGGAATCACCGCATGGGGTGGTTTATCGGCAGGAGATATGATTGATTTTGTAATAAATAGTAATACGGGTGTGCAGAGTGTTGGATTGTTTATAAAGATCAGGAGAACATCGTGAAAGTAGCAGTAGATCACCATTTCGTAGGACAAACTGTTGGATTCACAGGAGGACTTCCTGCTGTTGGAGTGACTGCGGGTGGTTATGATTCCACCAAGACCATGCTTTCCTCGCTCATTCGCCAAGCCACAGGAGCAGAAGCAGAAGATAAGTTCATCTCCACAAAAGAACCAACGATACTCAACATACCCGACATATTTGGTGGTGCGGGGTCCCAGTATATGCCCCATGTCGTGAAATGGTCAGACAACATCTATTGGGTTTTTACTGCGACCAACGGAAACGCCGCTGCAACAAGATCACTAGCACTTTCGGAATACAACTCAACGGCAAGAACGGTGACATTCAAGGGGTTCATCACCCTGTCAGGAACAACCGTTTCTGGAGTCAAGACCGTTCGTTCGTTGAGAGCGATGGTTTATAAGCATACCACAGGAACAGTATCAACTAGCGGATCTTCCGCCACGATTGGTGGATCAGGCACGGGATTCACGGACGAGAGGATTGCTGTTGGCGCAAGGATTGGATTTGGAACAACCGATCCCACGGCAGTCACCACATGGTATGAAATCACAGGAATAACAGACAACACAACCCTAACGATCAATGCTCCCGTTACTCTATCTGCTGGAACTTCGTATGTTATTGAAGAGATACGAATTGCAGTTGCCTGTACGCAATCGGGTACTAATTCTATCGTTGTGAATAGCGGTGTTCATCTCATCAAGGGGTTGAACTACAGCACATTCTCTCAAGGCGGAACCACAATTACAGAAGCAACGACTGTTGATAACATTCGTGCTTCATACCTGTTGACCGATGCAAGAATAAACTCTGCACCAATCCAAACCTTCACAGTCACCATTGCTTCACCAGGAGTCTTTACTTGCAATAGTCATGGACTGAGGAACGGTGATGTTGTTGTTTTGACAAGTACAGGTGCTTTGCCAACGGGACTTACGACATCACCGACAACTGCTGCAACGCAGTATTTTGTCATCAATGCAGCGGCAAATACATTCAACCTGTCAACCACTCTCAACGGAACTGCGATCAATACCTCTGGTTCTCAGAGCGGAACACATACCATACACTCTCATGCAAAGAATGTTGCTGCTACCTTGGCTTTGGATGATGAAGTAAGCAAGACAGACCACAGCATCTACTTGGTGTCAACATATGCAACCTCTTGTTCAATAACCGAGTACAACCTCCGAGCGGCATTGACTGTTGGTGCGATGGGTTCGTTCATTACCGCAGGAACGAGTCCAAGTGCCTATGTGCTATCCACAACGACACAGGCAGTCACGGGAACGCCTTCACAACTAAACAGTGGACGCATTTTCACCGTAAATCACGGGTCTGCTTCGGGTATCAAGTCGCTGTACTTTGTCACGACATCAAGAGTCTACCGTGTTCCTGATGCGAATATCACGAATGGTTCGATAAACTGGTTGGAAGATTCGATGATCGAAAATCCTCCAGGCGGAACCACGACATATTCGGCAGTTTCCTCTATGTCTCAGATTGATTATTCCTCGACTATTGACCGAGTTTTTGTCACCACCACCACAGGCAGACTTGGCTTGTATGTTGCTGAATACAACACGGCAGGAGCGCAGTTTGACAAAACCATCGGCGCAAATTTGGGAAGGTTGTTTAGCGAAAATGTCGCCCAAGGAACCGTTCCTGGTCTATTCCCACAGGCAGCATTGACCATATGGACTGAAGACGGGCAAATGTTTGCCATTCCATCGACAGGAACATCAGGTCTAAACTGGTTGCTTGTTTTCCCGTTTGCGGCAGATGCGTATTATCACGCAGCGACTCTACATGGAGCCATCACTCCAAAACTTGCAACTCCAAACGCAACTAAACTTCTCCATGCGTATGTCGATCACCAAGAATATGCTGGCGACTATGGATTGGGATTCCCCGTTGAATCATACCGTCTGTGGTATCGCACAAGTGGAATAGATGACAATAGCGGCGAGTGGACAGAGGTGGCAATAGGTGCTGATCTTGAAAGTGCTGCTGTCGGGGAGTATATTCAGTTCAAGATCGCATTCGATATCATGGGCGAAATCTGCGTTCCAACACGAATCTACTCCATTGCTTGTCTGTATGAAGATGCATCGCAAGATTCGCACTACCAACCTTCTCTCACAAAATCATCCGCCGCAAATAGACAATTTGTTTGGAGACAAGTTTCATCTTGGAGCGGAAATATACCAGACTTACAAATAAGACTTTATAATGCTACAACTGGTTTCCTTGTTCTTGATGACACTGTAGATCTTGCCGCCTCTGGTGATTGGGAATATTCAACGAATGGAACTACATGGAATGCGTGGAGTGCATCAGCAGATACTATTGGAAATTACATTCGCTATACAGCAGATACTCTTCCAAATAATATCACAGTTAGAGCATTACTAACACAGGCATAATATGGTAGATGATATCATTTTTCATAGCAACTATTTCTTTATAGAACTGCCAATATACAGTTCTGGAAGTATTGCTAGAATAGAAGCACAGAGTGAATATTTTGTTATTAGATTAGCACTACCAGAAAGAATAAGTGTTTCTTAAATGCCGATAGACTTTCCATTGTCTCCATCGCTTAACGATATCTACACATACAACTCAAAGAGTTGGACGTGGAATGGTTATGCTTGGGTGATTTCAATGGGTGTGGGATCTGTTGCTGGAGTTGCAAGTTTCAATGGCTTCAGTGGTGCGATCTCCTTGTCGGGAACCACGCAGGAGATTGAAATAAATTCTTCGACTGCAAACCTTGTGGTTGGATTGCCAGATAATGTAAAAATAACAGGAAATCTTGGAATATCTGGTGACCTAGATATCTCAGGAAACATTCTTGTCAACGGTCTAATTGTGACCAAGACTGGTTTTCAAGGATTCACGGGAGATTCTGATCTGGAATACATTGATGGTGTTCTAGTAGATGGAGGAGAATACTAATGGCAACAATCAAGATGAAGCGTGGTTCTGGTTTGCCGAGTGGTTTGACCGCAGGAGAACCAGCATTTGACACAACAGCAAAGCACTACTATGTTCACGATGGAAGCACAGCCCAATGGGTGGGTGCTGCTATCAAAAACAATGCTGGTGCAACTTCGTGGCTTGACTCTGTGTATGGGGACACCGTTCTTGCAACGCAGTATGCTATCGACCAGCGTATTGTTTCGCGAATCTCTGCTGGTGGTGGTGGATTTACTCTTGCAGCATCTAATGGAACTGCACAGAGTGTTGTTCTTGGATCTGATACTCTCACCATTGCACAAGGTGATGGTATCATCACGTCCATTGGTGGTACCGACACTATTACAATCACAAACATTGGTGTTCGTTCAGTTTCGGCAGGAACGGGAATTGCAGTCTCTGGTTCTACTGGTGCAGTTACAATCAGCAATACTGGTGTTCAGTCCTTCAATGGCTCAACTGGTGCAGTTTCGTTTGTAAACTATGTTTCATCGGCTGTTGCTGGAAGCAATATAACAGTAAGCGGTGCAACTGGTGCAGTAACTATCGGTGTGACTTCGACACCATCATTTACAACAATTTCTACCTCTGGTAATGGTACTGTTGGTGGTAATCTAACTGTAACAGGAAACCTCACTGTAAATGGAACTACAACCACAGTAAACAGTGATACGATGACTGTGGATGATCCAGTCATTGTTCTTGGTCTTTCTGGTGGTCTTCCACTCACTGTATCAGATGGTGGTAAAGATCGTGGTATCGCATTCACCTATTATGATGGTGCTGGTATAACTGGTTTCTTTGGTTATGACGCAAGCGCAAAGGAATTCGTATTCTTGAATCGCGCCACAGTAACTAATGATGTTGCTACTGGTTTATCACTTGGAACTGCTAGAGTTGGTTCATTAAAGTTACAACCAACAAATTTAAGTTTTACAGATACGATAGTTTCATCTCCTAGTGCTGATCATACTTTTACATTAAGTTCAAACTACGGTGGTGAATTGGTTGCATCTGGAGCATACCCCGTTACTGGTGGTTATATTCTAAAATCAAATTACGCTTTTGGTAGTCCTGAAGCACCAACATGGATAGATCCATCGGCAGCAGGATTTACTGCATATGCCTCAACTAGACTTGCTACTGCAAGAAATATTGCACTCACAGGCAACGTAACAGCAACAGGAGTTGCCTTTGACGGAACCGCTGGCATCACACTGACCACAGTAATCCCATCTTCTACCGTCACAAACGCAATGCTTGTGAACAGTGGGTTTACTCTTGGTTCGACCAACATTTCCCTTGGATCGACAACCACAAGCATCAGCGGTTTGTCATCAATCGCTGCAACCACATTCACAGGTGCATTGAGTGGAAATGCATCAACAGCAACTGCATTGCAGACTGCAAGAACATTCTCACTCACTGGAAATGTGACAGCATCTGGCATAACCTTCGATGGCACGGGAAATGTAACTCTCAGCACCACCATCGGAAGTAGTGTTGTAACCAATGCGATGCTTGTGAACAGTGGATTCACACTAGGAACCACAAACATCACGCTTGGTTCAACGGGATTGACCCTCGCTGGTTTGTCCTCGGTGAGTGCCACCACATTCACGGGTGCATTGAGTGGAAATGCATCAACAGCAACTACAGCAACGAATGTCGTTACGACAGAGCAGACGACGGGAACCTACTACCTTGTCGGTGCTGCTTCTGCAAGTTCTTCCACCGGACTACTGATTGATGCTACAGCAACAACACCATTGTCGTACAATGTTGCCAATGGAACCTTGACCTGTGTTCGGGTTGAAGCCCTGATAGATGGTGGAAACTACTGATAAATAGCAATGGAGGTATATCATGAGTGAAGTGAACTATTCGGAAAGCGTGATCATTCCAACTCTTCAGAAGAAGGTTCAGGATCTACAGAACTCCAACCTTGTGCTTGAAGTGAATCTTCTGGTTGAGCAAGCAAGGCACAGGGATGTTGCTGCTCTGTATTCAGAGGTAAAGAACTCTCTCAAGACATCCTCTGATCAACTTGATGTGGAAGTCAACAGGGCAACATCCTTTGCTAACGAAGCAAACAAGTTGAAGACGGAGATAGAAACCATTTCTGCAAGAACAACATCTCTTGAAAACGATCTTCGTAGGGAGATCAGCGTCAAGGAAAGTATTCTTGGTGAATATAGGAATCTCAAGGAAACCTATGATGCATTGATGGCAGAGAACAATACACTGAAGACTGAAATTGAGCAGTTGAAGACTCCTGTAGTAGATACGAAGAAGAAGACAAAGACACTAATCACACAAGTACAAGTTTAATATTATGGCAAAGATAAAGATTAAGAACTCCGTTACCACAGGCTCTGTTCCCGCTGGGTTATCGTTCGGTGAGGTGGCTATTAACATTCCCGATAAGAAGATATTCGTCGGAAATGCAGTAGAATCAACAGTCACTCTTTATGATCCAAATAACCATGTGTTGTCCTTCAACGGACAGACTGGTGCTGTCTCTTTTGTCAACTATGTTTCCTCTGTAAATGGTGCTACTGGTGCTGTAACTATTTCTCCTGCGGGATCGACAGGATACATCCAATACCATACAGGAGCAGGGTTCTCGGCAGACGATGGGTTGCAATATGATGCTTCAACTGAAACCTTCAGGATTGGGAGTGGATCGACTCATACCAAGCAGTACTCGACCCTCTATGACAACTTCTTGGAAGGGTACGGGAGCAATCTCAGAATCCGCCATGCAACGGGCAAGTACATCTCCATCGGTGACAACTCGGCATACGGGTCGATAGGCAACGGAACCTACATCCTAGTATCGGACAACGATGCGTCGATTAGCCTCTATGCACAGTTAGTTTGGACTAGATCACCAAGCCTCTTTGAGCAATACGCCACCTTCGATCAGTATGTGAACCTCAAGGGTGGACTACAAATATCTGGTTCTAGTGGGACGAATGGGCAAGTCTTGACAAGCACTGGATCTGGTATCACATGGGCAACTGTGCAAGCAAATATCGGTTGTAATAACATTATGATAACAGATAATGCTACTACACCCGATGTAGTTTTAAATCCTGTGGGAACAGTATCGACTAGTATTACAAATACAGCAAATTTTGGTCCAACTGGATCATATATGTTACTCTTGCTTCCATTTATGTTTGACAAGGGAGTTACATTATCGAGAATCGCAACTCTTCAGGGGGGATCTCCATCTGGACATACTGGAAGTTTAATGTTTGCGGTATATGACACAAATCCGTCAACCGGTCTTCCATACACATTAAAATACGCAAGTGCTGAAACAAATTTAACAACATCAGCATTTCAAAGATATGCGGCAACTCCAAGTCTACAATTAAATAGAGGTGCATATTGGATTGGATTTTTACTAAATCACCCATCCGGTAAAGCATCTGAATCATGGTCATGGGCGGCGCATAGTACTGCATATGCATTTTGGGATGCATATTCTAATGGATCAAGATGGTTTAATAATGGTGCAATGACACATTTAAGATATAGATTTAGTGGAATGACATTGGGAGCAGTTGGATCAACGCTAACGCACGGATTTACTTCTGCACTTACGAACAACACACATCCAGCAATCGGGTGGGGTACTTCAGAGATGTCTGCTTCTGCAAGGCAACCAAACGTAGTAGTATCGGTGATACAATGAGTATAAGTAAAGAAATAGTAATTGGGGCGGATGGACAAATAACTGTTATTGATAACAGAGTTTTCTCCTCTGTTGTTGAAAGTCAAATCGCAGCAATAAAAAGTTCAGCATCCGAAGAGATATTATCAAGGTATCCAAACTATAAGCAGTCAAATGCTGCACTTGGTATTTTAGATTCGGCAGAAGAAAACGAAATCAAAGATAGAATCAATGAGATTCGTACTTATTCAAATACTTTAGAAAATCAAGTTCGGGCAGTGGTTTGGGATGGAACTCAAAAAAATAGAGTAAAAGCATGTGATGATGTTCAAGCAGTACAGTGGAACTATGTTCCGAATCCAAATCTACCAAAAAGATATACCGCATACCAATTCTTGCTTAGATTTACTCTAGCAGAAAGAACAGCATATCGTGCTGCTGCACTCACAGATCCTTTGGTTGCAGACTTCATGAATCTTGCACAGGCAGCACAAGAAATCATCACAAATGATCCTGTGACGATACAAGGTATGGATTATCTTGTCGCGGTTGGTATAATATCGCAACAAAGAAGAGATGAGATTCTCGGGTAAAACATTCAACAAAACAATATTTTAGTATACTTGAATCCAAATGGATTCGGTGTACGATATCCATCGCTCGACGCTAAATAGACAGCACAACAAAAACACAAGGAGTACAGTTTCACATGAGTTTACCAACCCCATATCAGCAATTTATTCACCTTTCTCGTTACTCAAGATGGCTAGAAAAGGAGGGTAGGCGAGAGGCATGGGAAGAGACTGTGGAACGCTACTTCAAGTTCTTTGATGAACACCTTGCGAACAATAGGAAATACAACCTTGATCCTACACTCCGTCAGGAACTCAAGACTGCTGTCCTTAACCTTGAGATCATGCCTTCCATGCGTTCTCTTATGACCGCAGGAGAAGCACTCAAGCGAGACAATACCGCTGGCTACAACTGTTCATATGTTGCCGTAAACCGTGTTCGCGCATTTGATGAGATTCTCTACATATTGATGTGTGGTACAGGCGTAGGCTTTTCCGTGGAGAGGCAGTATGTCGAGAAACTTCCTACAATCGCTGAAGCATTCACTGATTCGGATACCACGATTGTGGTGCAGGATTCGAAGGCTGGTTGGGCAAAGGCTTTCAGGGAACTCGTCTCTCTTCTTATTGGAGGTCAAGTACCCCAATGGGATCTGTCAAAGATTCGTCCTGCGGGAGCAAGACTTAAGACTTTTGGAGGTCGTGCGAGCGGACCAAAGCCATTGGAGGATCTGTTTAGATTCACCGTTGATACCTTTAAGCGAGCCGCAGGACGAAAACTTACTAGCATCGAATGCCATGATATCGTCTGTAAGATTGCGGAGATTGTCGTTGTCGGAGGAGTCCGACGCTCTGCTCTTATCTCCCTATCAAATCTCACAGATGAGCGAATGAGGGATGCAAAGACAGGTGCATGGTGGAATGATAATCCACAACGCGCACTTGCAAACAACTCAGTTGCATACAAGGAGAAGCCAGAGATCGGCGTGTTCATGGACGAGTGGGTTTCCCTCTACAAGTCCAAGAGCGGAGAACGTGGTATCTTCAATCGTGCAGCAGCACAGAAGACTGTGGCAAAGTTGGGTGATCGCCGCGATCCGAACTATGAGTTTGGAACGAATCCATGCAGCGAGATCATTCTTCGTGATTGCGAATTCTGCAATCTCACTGAAGTTGTTGTTCGTCCCGAAGACACGCTTGAGTCATTGCGTCGCAAGGTCGAACTTGCATCTATTCTTGGAACATGGCAAGCATCACTCACTCATTTTCCATATCTTTCAACATCATGGCAGAAGAACTGCGAGGAAGAGGCACTCCTTGGTGTGTCGCTCACAGGCATTCTTGACAACAAGATGATGCGTGGCGAAGAAGGTTCCTTGGAAAACATCCTCACGACATTGCGGAATCAAGCACAAGAGACAAACAAGACATGGGCAGCAAACATTGGAATCAATCCTGCTGCTGCTATTACATGTGTCAAACCAAGTGGAACGGTGTCTCAGTTGACCGATTCGGCATCGGGAATTCATCCTCGTCACAGTGAGTACTACATTCGTACCGTTCGTGCGGATCGCAAGGATCCACTATGTCAGATGATGATCGACATGGGATTCCCCGCAGAGCCTTGCGTGATGAAGCCAGATCACACAATGGTCTTCTCGTTCCCGATGAAGGCAGAGGGTTCTATCACCCGTAATGATCTTACTGCAATTCAACATCTTCAGTTGTGGCTTGAGTATCAGCGTCACTGGTGCGAACACAAGCCATCGATCACCATCACCGTGCGTGAGCATGAGTGGATGGAAGTTGGAGCATTCGTGTATAGGCACTTCGATGAGATCAGCGGCATTTCCTTCTTACCGCACTCTGACCACAACTATAGACAAGCCCCCTACCAAGACTGCACCAAGACTGCATATACTGCTTTGGCTGTAGAAATGCCTAAAAATGTAGATTGGTCACTGCTGAAGAATTATGAAAAGACCGACACTACCGCAAGTTCGCAGACATTTGCTTGCTCTGGTGACAAGTGTGAAATTGTTGATCTCACTACATAACAACAGCCCCGCTTGAGATCGCATCTCTTGCCCGACAACCCCCGAAAGGGGGGTTGTTTCTTTTCATAAATACTGTCGAGTGGGTTATGATTTGACACCCACATGTGCAAACCCCCCGCTCTTCACACGGGGGGTTTTGCTTTAAGGATTTCGTGTTCTATATTTGATATGGAGTATAGGCAGATGTGATACATTTTCTATTCTTATGTTTTTACCAACAGCCTGTTCTTCAGCCACTATTGCTCGACTTAATTCAAGGTATTGATATTCAGTACCGCCATCTGTCTTGGTATTTGAAGCAATGTCCCCATCAATTCCGTCTGCAATAGAGAGAACCTGATAGATTCCATTATTTGATGCAGAACCGCTCACTCTGATGTATGAACCAACTGCTATTCCTATGCTTGTTGCTGCACCAAACAAACGTGTTCCTTGAATTGGCACTTTGTATGCAAGGAGATTCTTGTTGCCGGTGTTTATTGGATTGATGAATCTTAAATGCATCTTTTGTGGGTCGGATTGGGAATCAGGAATAATATAACGGGGTGTCGATGGATCCAAATTAGTTAGATAATTTATATCGTTGGATGCGACTACTCCATTGTGATCATATCTTGGTTTTGTGGTATTGAATATAGAATTTGTTCCGCTAGGAGCCATTCCCTGAAGAACAATCTTGTTTCCATTTTCTATAAGTCCAACAAACTTTCTGATCTTATTTGTACAGGTTATAATTTGTGGGTTTGTTCCGGCAGTATTTGTTTTACTTGCGCTTGTAAACTCGCCATAGGAATTAATATTGCAAGTTATTCCTGTGGTTAGAGCCTGCAATTTTCCAATTTTAGCCGCCGTTGTTGGTATTCCCGTTACAAGATCAACATAAGATAATCCTGTAGCCCCACTTGATAAAGATAATCCATCCATCTCATTGCGCGTAAGATCAATGTAGGTGTGGTGTGGAGATTTTCGGAATGATATCTGATTACTAGTTAAAGAATTTGTTACTCCTGCTTCTTTACTGTGGAATGAGATATAGGAAAATAGTTTATAAAAATCCCCAAAGTGAACACCTTCAACATTTGGGTTTGGTGAATTTCCCTCATCTCCCAATTGTTCATTTGTTATTTCGGATTCTGCAACATAGTTGTATTCCCCAAACTCTGTGCTTGGTATTGTTTTACCATGAAGAATTACCGCAAATGTTTTTCCTCCGGATACTCTAACATCGGACTGAAACTTAATTGCAAGATTTTTAACATCCATGGAATTTATAGCACTGATAGTTGGATCTAGAGTCACATCAATAGTCCCACCGGTAACATATACACCACCCTGATTTGGTACTTCTGTACTGTTTCCAGATGCTTCGTTACTCCTACTTGGACCAATATCTGGATTGTCTGGTGGTGGGTCTGTAATTTCTTTTATACGTTCAAGATAATTTGGTATTTGAACTATTGAGTTTGCAGAATAAAAAGAATCTGCTCCATGAGTCACTCCATAAAACGTATCTTTACTCGCCCATGAGATGTCTTTTTGTATGTCTGTTGTGGTAAGGCTAATCGTAATTGGATGATTAACAAATTGTGTTTCAGCAGTTTCTGTTGGTGTGGTTGTATCTGCTCTTTGATCATAAATCAAGAATGATCCAGATGCATCAGAACTTAAAGGATCTGTCTCCCAATAATCTGGACTACTCAAGTCGATCCATTTGTTTCTGCCATGTGTATTGTTGTACGAAGTGTTAAAGGCTGTATCTTTAAAGAATAGTTTGTCTAGGTCAGGATTGGGGGATCCTGTTCGACATCTTTTTATTAGAGATGGTCGCAATGGAGTGTGAAATTGTCCTCGACTTATTTCAAGTGCTGCTCCAGATAATGTACTGCCAACGGCTCTATCATATCTGAATGGAGCAGTGGGGCTTTCATCGTCTGTTTTTCCGATAATGGAATCTTGGAAAATGAAATTTCCATGAAAACAACGGATAATCGCAATCAATGCTCCGTTCGATTTATTGTTTTGCATGAAAGTGCATTTATCCAAAACAATATCGCGTATCATGGATGAAGAAGTTCCTGCTGGAGGAATCTTCATTGCTGATGGGAAATTGTACTCTGCCCATCGCTGCTCATATTGATCTGAAATATTTAAATTCGGATTCAATGTGAATCCAACAAACGAACCACCCGCCTCAAAAAATGGTCCTTGGGAATAATAATCTTTGGAACTCATCTCGTAGTAAATACGATTTCTTGATTGTCCACCAGAGCCAGGAAATATTTGAAAGACATCCGTATGTGCGTGTCCTGGGACGTTAGAGCCACTTAATCCAGCACCAACCACATCATGAGTTAATGTTGTGCCAGCATTGAATGGGTTTCCGATGATATCCGATGCAGTGCATTTTACTCCGCAGCCAACGTCTCTCCAGCAGTCTTCGAATATTTTTTCTGCATGGCATTTGTTCATGAAATAAACTTGTCCACCTTTGGTGAATGCTTGCATATCGGAAAAAGTTGAACCGATCAGACACATAGAGGTGCAGTCTGCCGTTTCTATCACTGTACTATTCCCTAAGCCTTCAACAAAGTTTCTATTGACTGTTGTGGCATCAGTTCTCCAATTTGGATTGTAAGTCAACCCACTGTATTGGTAGAACCATTTTGCGGCTCTTTGTCTAAAGTCTACTATAGTCTCTCCTACATTTTGTACAGTAACATTTATTTCAACATCCGCTGGTATTTGATTTCCATAGGGATCACGATCATTATCACCAAAAATTCTTACATAACTAGGTCTTGTTTTTTCCCAATCAAAGAGTGGTTGGTGATTGAAGTTACAGTTACAGTTCTCAACTAGAACATGAACTCCACCATACTGAGAAGTTGCAACAGTGTATGTTATTCCTTTTATTGGATTCGTAAATATTTTTCTATTGGGATTCGTAAACGAAAATATTCTGCCTTCTTTAGTGGCAGTATTGATGGATCGGCTTGGTTGATCTATTTTTAGATTGAGAAATCTATACTTGTTTAAGGCAAGTCCTGCTTCATTTCCTCGTTTTCTCAAAGTCACATTTGCATTTTGATAAGGAGTAAAAGTAACATATCTTTTTAGGTTGTTTACTCTTAATGCAGATGAAAACGATGTATATCCAATAGTTCCGAGGTCATAGTCAACTCTTTGACCATTATTACCCATAAGATAAATTATCAAACCATCCACTTCTTTTGCAGTCCCACCAGCAGCGATCAACACACCTTCTATAGTTTTCTTTGGTGTTGTTGGCGTGATTCCATCGTTGTCATCGTTGCCAGTACTAGCATTTACATAGAATTCTTCTCTTGGTAAAGACCCATTAAAATTTGTAGCGAAAAAATATGAGTGGTGTCCGTGTTTTAGATTTCTTAAGCCAGGAGCGAGAGGGCTAAAATTGGGAATTTGATCACCCATTGCTTCGCCTTGAAGAACTTGGGGATATCCACTATTTGGATAGACTTTCGCTCGTAGTTCATTGTATTCATTGTCGGGAATACCACTGCTCAATGTTATGTTGTAACATGTGGCACCGATTGTTGCGTTATATGATTGATCTGTTACAGTGACAACGGGACCATTATTGAGTTGAAACTCAACGCGATCTATTCCCGATATGTGATATGCCAACAACGGAATCTCTGTTGGGGAATCATAATCCTTGAAAAGTGGTGCTGCCCACCGTGCAATCGTATTGTTGTGGTATGCAGGATTATTCGGATCACCAACTTGTTCTAAAGTATTATCTGGATTTACTGGATAATCTGAAAATATATCTGTGCCAGATGTTATTGTTGACATTTGTAGTTCCTTAGACCCAATTTCTATTGTTTGCAACGGTGAGGTTAAGTTTTGCTTCTATTATTTCGGCATTTGCTGGAAGTGATGTCAGATTGAAAGCCATTGCTGTTCGTGTTGGACTTCTTACTTGTATGAGTGTCCCTAACACCCCACTTTCTGATGGAGCATCTTCTCCATCGTTCCATGGGTTCAATAGACCGATTGGAACTTGTGTTGCTTGTTCGAAATCACCACCATTGGGTAATACAGGAGTGCCATTCCATCTATCGTCTAATGCTCCATAAATTACAGGATTGTGCCAATAGAAAGTATCAAACTCTGGTATTACTATGATTTCACTCTCGGTGGTTTGTGGTGGACTACCACCATCAAGCCTCACTCTGTTCTTGATGTTTCTTTTGTTTATAAAATCGCTACGCATATTAGGTTCCTATGTAATAGAGAGTGGCACCATTGACCGTTGACCACGCCTGAATTCTATTCAAGTTATCCGTTTCAATGAATATTTGATCTCCGTTGTACAACGGGAATCCGACTTGTGATAACACTGCCGATGAGAATCCAATGAATATGGTTCCTGTATTGTTTAGGTCACTTCGGAAGTGTACACCGCTTTGTAATGCTACAGACGAGAATGTATTTACACCACCCGAAGGAGACACAGCAACTTTGTTAGCAGTTCCGCCTGTTGGTTGTGCTATTCTTTGAATGTCAACCTTCACCATTTTATTACTTGAAGAATCCGTTGAAACAAGGTTGTCGGATCCTGTTGTGGTGAATATGGTATTCAACGAGTTCATATTTGATGAGATCGTTGAAATTGTATTGTTTATGTTTGCTGAATTTACATCAGACGTATACAAATAGTTGTATTCTGCACCAACCTCATTAAACTTCAGTTTATTCAATTGGGTGAGTGCATCACCGGTTAATGCCATGTAATCACCCGATGCACCAAGAACTCTTATAACAGCGGTAACTGAATCTGTGGCAGCATTCAAGTCTCTAATATCAAGGTTAGCACCAGTGACGGTGATTGGAACCATATCACTGCCTGTATAGCCGTGAACGGGCATCACTTGAGATCTAGAGGTTGGCAAACTGGTTCCAAATGAAAGACCATCTATCTTGAGGAATTCTAAATTATCAACGATAGCGGTAACACCAACAGAACCAGTAACAAGATTCACATACAACGCACCAGTGCTATCAACCTTGAATGGAATTTTGGTGTCGTAATTATTGATGTTGGTAAGACCGTGTGTGAAGACCGCAACAGGATATGCACCTGAAAGACCAACGACACGGACGGTATCTTCTGCATTGAAAGATTGGTCAGATCTCACTAATGTTGCTAATGTTAAAGGAGTTGCTCCACTTGTTGCTCTTAATAATCTTGTTTCAAATCCAGAAGAGGTACTATCTATCGGCGTACTACTAGATACAACATTCACATTGTTCAACACAGACACACTATCAGAACCATATGTCAGTGATCGAATGTCGAGGTCTGTTGCGGTAACTCCAACTGCCCATCCGCCAGAGTAGCCAACGATTCTCACAACATCTTGACCCGCAGCACCAGCCGTCGCTGGATCTCCTGCTGTCAATGCACGAATTCCAAAGTTTGTTGCAGTGACTCCAACTGCCCAACCACCAGAGTATCCAACCACACGAACAACATCTTGACTAATTGCACCAGCAGTAGTTGGATCTCCTGCGGTTAATGTTCTGATGTCAAGATCAGTTGCAGTTACTCCAACGGGTTGATTTACGCTTACAGTTCCCGTTACAGTTACGGTTCCACCAACACTCGACACGGCAACCGTTGGAGTGTTTACGATAGCAACTGGCAAACCGTTTGATGATGTAACTCTTGTACCACCTTCTCCAGTAGCACCATAAGCAATCTTCATTACTTGAAAATGATTTCCCTCTGATGCGGAGTAGTCTGTCGCAATTACCGCTTCTCCAGAAAATCCTGATACTGCCACATTGTTGTCCGTGTCGTAAGCCATTTTGATTCCTTTTTATGATTCTGTGATCTTGATTATTTATACTCCTTGACACCACAATACATAGAGTATAATCCTCATCATGATTGACCCCACACAGATATCCAATCTCATAGAACGAATGGTTTCCAACAGAAAGATCTCCTACATGGAGGCTGTTTTGGAAATTTGCGAAGAACATTCAGTTGATGCATCGCTTGTGGCAAAGCACTTGTCTCGTCCAATCATTGAAAACATTGAGAACGAAGCACGACAAGTGAATCTATTGCCGCGTAAGAAATCATTGCCTTTCGCTTGACACACACCGTACACGCTGTATACTCAGCACATTGTCAGATACTCAGTACACCCAGTAAAAGGAGCAATACGATGTCAGATTTCGCAAGTTTTAAGAAAAGTTCGAAGAACAACCTTGGCAAGATTGCCAAGGAACTAGAGAAAGTCACTAAAGGCGGGGGAGAGAATTCCTACAAGGATGATCGTCTCTGGCAGCCTGAAGTTGACAAGACGGGTAACGGGTATGCAGTCATCCGTTTCCTCCCCGCTCCTCCAAGCGAGGATCTTCCTTGGGTTCGTGTCTTCAGCCACGGATTCCAAGCAAAGGGTGGTTGGTACATTGAGAACTGCCCCACCACAATCGGACAGAAGTGTCCCGTTTGTGAAGCAAACAACGAGTTGTGGAACAGCGGAAACGATGATGACAAGAACATTGCGCGTGATCGCAAGCGCAAGTTGTCCTACATCAGCAATGTCGTTGTGATTGAAGATCCTGTCAATCCTGCCAACAACGGTAAGATCTTCCTCTACCGCTATGGCAAGAAGATCTTTGATAAGATCAACGACAAGATGAATCCTCAGTACAAGGATGAGGATGCTGTGAATCCATTCGACTTCTGGCAGGGAGCGAACTTCAAGATCAAGATTCGTAATGTCGATGGATACCGCAACTACGACAAGTCAGAGTTCTCTGCATCGTCACCTCTCCTCGACGGGGATGACAAGGCACTTGAGGCTCTGTGGCGCAAGGAATACTCATTGCTTGACTTCGTGAAGCCTGATCAATTCAAGGCATACGGAGAACTCAAGACAAAGTTCCAATCCGTCATCAATGGTTCTCAGTCTCAGAAGGCAGAGGACATGGACATTTCTGAGGAAGAAGAGGATGCTTCGGAGAAGAAGTTCACCCCGAAGTTCCCAACTGCTGAAGCGAAGGCACCTGGTCGGGAAACAAAGCCAAAGACTAGCAAGGTGAGTGAAGATGATGACGAGGATGATGCCTTGTCATACTTCAAGAAGTTGGCAAATGAGTGAGTTTTATACATATTGTTGTTCGCCCCAGTCTTCTCACTGAGTCGGCGTGGGGACAGTGCAAGCGTCTCATTACGCTATTCACTGCGCGTCGGGGAGTAACTTAACCCGCACAAGGAACTTCGCTACCGAACACCCCTCAGAAATGAGGGGTGTTTTATTTTCAGAACACAGCAAGAATAAATAGTGGTATGAAGAAGAGCGATAAAGCATTAATTGAATCTTTAAAAACAATCCTATCTTCTGATGATGAGTTGAAGAAGGATAAGGTAAAGATGCTTATTGATATTGGATTTTTTGGTTTGAATGAAAAGGAAAAAGAATCTTTGTTCAATCCAAAACCCACAAAACAT